CGTGACTCACTCGCGAAGGATCGCTCGCTCATGCAAACCGAGCACTTCACCAAATGGACTCAAGAAAACGCTGACGTACTTCTGTGAGAACGCTACTAAATGCAGTGCTCTTCGGAGCACTCGCGTTCTTTATCGTTCTTGAATTTAACTTATATATAGGAGAACCATCATGGCTTCAGTAAGAATGACCAATGAATTGCGTGTAGATATCCGTCAAAACGCAGAACGTGCTTATGAATTAGCAAACCCCGAACCCACACCAAGTACCGAGTACATAGATCGCGTACGACGAGCCGTGGTTGACAGCCCCATACAAAAGTTCCTGAAAGAAATGGCTGAGATCGGTGAAGCGCGTGGCTTGAACAACACTAAAGTTCAAAGCGTACTACCACGCCCTAACAAAGAAACAGTCACTGGCGTTCAACTACGTCGAATGAATACTGATGCGCTTAACAATCGAGACTATGACTCTCACACCATCAGATTCAACACTCAAATGCAGCAGTACTACGTAACTGAAGAAAGCTACAGCCGCTGGGGTGACCCATGCATCTATGTAGACGACTTCTCAGATAACGACCGTCTCGAAGTTGGTGACATGTTCATGAAGTTACAAGCTGACCACGATGCTTGGCATGAAGCACTACGTGCTTACGAAAATAGCATCGGGAGATTGCTCGAAAACGTAACAACGCTTAAGCAGCTTCTCGAAGTCTGGCCAGCCGCAGAATCACTCGTGCCTGCTGAAAAGATTCAAAAGATGCACACCAAAGAAAATCGTAAGCAACAAGCAAAAAGAGTCAGAGAAGAGATCAGCTTTGATCCCACCATCGCCAACCAAGCCGTACTCACAGCCAAAATGCTAGGAGGCTAATATGTCTGCTGAAAGCGACATGCTCAAAGCTCGGGCCCAACTGCTAATGGATCAGCCGTTCTTCGGCACGTTAGCGTTGAAGCTCAAGTTGGTACAAGACGATGACAACTGCGAGACAGCCGCTACCGATGGTACGCGGCTTGTCTATAACAGTAAGTACATCAGTAAACTCGACACCGTTACTCGCAAAGGTCTCATTGCGCACGAAGTGATGCACTGTGTGTTCAACCACATGACACGTCGTCAGCAACGGGACCACAAGCTGTGGAACATCGCCACTGACTTTGCCATCAACCTCCATCTTCTAGACTGCGGCTTCGTGCTACCTGAAGGTGGTCTTGTTGATAAGCAGTACAAAGACATGTCTGCCGACGCTATCTATAACAAGCTCGACAAAGACAACCCACCTAAGCAATGTCCTTGGGGCATGGTTATGGACGCAGGCGCAGGTCAGGTCCAAGCAGGAAGCAACGCAGCGATGGAATCCGACTGGCAAGTAGCTGTTACTCAAGCCGCTGAAGTTGCCAAACAAGCAGGCAAGCTCCCAGGCAGCATGGAACGCTTCATTCAAGACATCGTCAAACCCGTCGTTGATTGGCGGAGTGTGTTGTGGCCTTTCTGTACGTCGCTTACTCGTGACGATTACAGCTGGCGCAAACCGCACCGCGCGTACATCAGCGAAGACGAGTACTTGCCATCGATGCTCAACGAGTCAGCAGGTCACATTGCAGTCATCATTGATTCGTCTGGTTCTTGCGCCTCTTACTGGGAACAGTTCCTTGGCGAGATGTCAGCTATCCATTCAGAACTACGACCGTCTCAGATGACAATCATCCATTGCGACTACGACGTAGCACATGTTGATGAGGTCGACCCTGACGACCAGTTTCCAATGACGCCCATAAAGGGCGGCGGTGGCACTGCGTTCAAACCAGCGTTTGATTACATCAACGAACATTATCCGGAAGTAGAAGCGGCTGTGTATCTAACAGACCTCGAGGCCAGCTTCGACGACTTCGGTGACGAACCACCATACCCTGTTCTGTGGGTCTCAACCGAACGACACGAAGCCCCTTGGGGTCAAACTTGTTACATTCAGCTGTAATACTTGAACTAATAAATTAGCGGTAGTACTATTTCGCTCTACTAGGAGAGTACGATGAGTATTAATGACGCAACACCACGTGAATGGGACCGCGCAACTAAGTCCAACAATCCCCACGACCTCGAAAACTATTTCGATCCTTACGATCAACCTCCAATGGCTGACCCAGTAAATGCACCACCGCATTACAACACTGGGAACATCGAGTGCATCGAGGCTATCAAAGAGTCAATGACACCCGATGCCTTCAAAGGTTACTGCAAAGGCAACGCCCTCAAATATGTCTGGCGCATGTCTTACAAAGGCAAGCCGATTGAAGATCTCCGAAAAGCTATCTGGTACATCGAGCGCCTTATCGAATCTGAGTTGGAGCACCCAACAATACTGAAGAAATGATCAGTAATGTCTGGACAGACATCGAAGGCGCAGTCGAAGAAGGGCATTTCATACAAACCCAGCTAGGTAAAACCGCTTACCTAGCGTGTGACATGCAACGCAACCTTTATGTCTTTACTCACGAAGAGCTAAAAGCATTCAAAAAGAAGCTCAAAGTCTTAGAAATATTCCACCCTGGAGGGCGCTTAAATGAACACAAAGGATTACTTTCAAGCTATACCTAGCCTCGAAGAAGATCAGCTACATCCCGAGTTCCATACCTATACAGCTGTATGGATGAAGTCACGAATGCCTGACGCCTACAACGAACTCAAAGCCCGCTTTAAAGCTATCGAAGGCGAAGTCATGGCTCAACACGCATGCAATGATGCGAACACGGAGCTCCCGTTCTGATGCTTATAACTCTCGACTTCGAAACCTATTACGACAAGCAATTGTCACTAACTAAAATGACCACGATGGACTACGTCCGACACGAGAAGTTCAAAGTGTGGGGCGTAGGCATCAAGATAAATCATGATGCAACAGAGTGGTACGGCGAAGACGAATGCGAAGACGCACTGCGGGCCCTGGACTGGGACAACGCAACGCTTATCTGCCACAACACACCATTCGATGGTTATATTTTGACCAGATACTACGGACTAACACCGAAGTATTACGTCGATACCGCGGCAATGAGTCGCGGACTGTTCCCTGGCCAAAGTGCCCGCTTAAAAGACTGTGCTATACGCGCTTTCCCCAATGACGCGACAATGCGTAAAGGTGAAGAGTTAGCAGATGCCAAAGGTATCTACGACCTCGATCCGGAATTAGAAGAGTCTATTGCAGGTTACTGCATCCAAGATGTCGACTTAACTCATGCAATCTATCTTGCTTGGGCACACAAGATGCCCGAATCAGAGATGGATCTCGTCGATATGACGTGCCGTATGTTCTGTGAGCCAAAACTAACCGTGAACCGCGAAGCACTAACCACGTTTCGTGATGAACAGATCGCTCACAGTGCGTCGCTCATCGATGCAGCAGGCGTCGACCGCAAAATACTCAGCTCCAACCAACAATTCTCTGAGTACATATATGAGCTAGGTATCGTGCCACCAACTAAAAAGTCACCGACGACCGGTAAAGACATCCCTGCACTCGGCAAGAACGACAAGGCATATCAACAAATGTGCAACATGTATCCCCAATTTCAACACATATGGGATGCTCGCAAAGCTGTAAAGAGTCGCATCAACGAGACCAGGGCCCAGCGCTTCATCGACGCAACGCATGACGACGGCACCATCAGCGTACCGTTGCGTTACTACGCGGCTCATACCGGACGCTTCGGTGGTACTGAAAAGATCAACATGCAGAACATGCCCCGCAACTCAGAGCTCCGCAAAGCGTTATGCGCACCCGACGGGCACCTTGTGTTCGTTGCTGACTTATCGAACATCGAGGCACGCATGCTTGCATGGCTCGCAGACGAACAAGATCTACTCGATCAGTTCCGTAATGGTGACGACATCTACAGCAACCTTGCATCTGTCATCTATGATCGGCCCATTAACAAGCACGATGACCCGACAGAACGTTTCGTCGGTAAGACAGCGGTACTCGGTCTAGGTTATGGAATGGGTGCGCCCAAGTTCCAATCCACTCTCGAGGCTGGTGCTATGGGTCCACCCATGACGTTCACCACCGATGAAGCGTACAACGTTGTAAATACATACCGCAGTACATACTCAGGTATACCTTTGTTATGGCAAAAGCTAGAACTCAAGCTAGCTAACACCATAACCAGACAAGATGAAGATTGGCACGGTCTCAGATTCGCAGATCGCAAGATACATCTACCTAACGGTATGGCTCTGCACTACAACAATCTGCGGTATGAACGTGGCAAGTTGGTATACGACAGTCGCAACACCGAGTTTACCTGGGGTGGACGCATCGCAGAAAACGTTGTTCAAGCGTTATCACGGATCATTGTGACCGATGCGATGCTACGCATTCAGAAAGATCCGACTCTAGATGCCGAAGTTGTGCTCACTGTTCACGACGAAATCGTAATGATTAGCCAAGCTAATAACCCTGATGCTACAATGGACAAACTAATTGCCCATATGTGCACACCACCAGACTGGGCATTAGACATTCCCCTAGATGCAGAAGGGGGTTACGACGTTAGTTACAGCAAATGATCTATGCCACGTTTAGTACTAACAAGGAAATTAACCGAGAAAGTTGTCATCCATGATGACGACGGCGTTCTGGCGAGAGTAACAGTCTCAAAGGTTGACAGGAATCAAGTCCGGCTAACATTCGAAGCGGATAACGAGATCAGGATTGATCGACAGGAAGTATTCGACAAAAACGCTCCTACCAAATAGATATTAGCTACAGTACTAATACTTATGCTAATATCGCTGTCTCTGTAGGAGGAGCCATGCAACTTACCTTTTTAGAAGCCGCCAACGGAC